ATTATAAGGTGATGACCTATAATAAAATTCCTGGTCTGCTGAGTGAAAATAAACTACCTCCGCACAATGTTTTACTTTATAACCGTTAGGTGCACTTTCTTTTGGTTTTAATTTTGCTTTAAACTGGAATAGATATAAGAACCCTCCGATATAGTTGTTTGACCAGAAATAATTCATTAACCCATCACACATAGACCTTAGAAGAACCTCTCTTTTTCTCCAATCTGAAATAAACGCTACTCCGTTTTCACCATCTGTAGAAAATAAATCAGCTATGGTGTCCATACCAATAGGTAAACTGTAACATCCAGCGTCTAGATTTTTGGCCTTATTATTAGGTTTACTACACTCCATAAAATCATTATTCTTCACCCCTCTAGCTTTATTTGGTGGGTTATCTGCCCACTGATTACATCCAGGGTATTGTCCGTGATTAACAGCTGAACCATTACCACTAACATCATCCATACACATACATTTTTCACATTCTGGATATTTGGTTACTCTCATAAATAAACAACCAAATATATCAGTACAATCGGTAGTTTCTTTCTCCATCGTACATGGACATGTGGAACAATAACAATATTTACCTTCATTTTTCTTCCTATACCATAATGTACATAACTTACACACAATACCTCTAAAGAAATTCCTAATTTTAACTAAAATATTCCTAACAAATTTAATAAACGCACATAAAATAGATAAAATCATATATGTTATTGTGTAAAAAATTTGTTGTATTCTAGTAACAAATTGATTTATTACAATCGGGAAATTTACATTTTTATTTGCTGTGTTTACTGGGAAAGAAGCTGCTTGTCCATCACAAGATTTTTCTTCTCTAGGTAATACCTCTTTAACACCTATAAATCTATCTTTTCTTCTTGCCTTCCAATGATTGTGAAACATTGTAGGTGTATAAACTTTACTATAACTAAACTCGTAAAAATAGTCTTTTGCTGCTAGTATTTCACCTCCGGTTATAGCTTGGCTTGGGTAATCCCAATAATCTATAGAGAACGCATATGAATTTGCTTGAATACCAGAATGATGACCATCAACATTATTATTATGTTCTTTAATGTTTGGAACTAGGTATGCTCCTCTTCTTCTTTGTCTAGCGGTACCTTTAACCTCTAAAGGTTTAATCCTAAATCTATGTTTAGCTTTTGTTGGTATACCCACAGATGGGTCTCTAGATATAACTCTTTCACCAAATTCATTTGTTATTAAGTAATCTAGATTCATAGGTATGTTTATTAAAAATGCCCCATTATCATCTATATTAAACCCACCATCTATATCAAATCTTTGTAAAACCGGAACTAGTTGTTCACCACTACCTGGATTTGCCGGGTCTTCTTCTTTCTTAAAAAAAGGTGTAAACCTTATAGACTCTATCCTACCTTGTGTTGGTGCAAGTCTACATAATTCTCCTTGTCTACCTCTAGGTTTACAATTTCTATTAACTGACATTTTTTCAGTGTCAGTCGCGACTGAACCCATAAATACAGCTGTAGGTTCAATCTCAACGCCAGCTTCTCTTAAATCAAAATCACTTCTTGTAATCGAAGCTCCACATCCAGCTTCTTCATCACCCCACATAGGTCTTATATCTATAGTTCTAGACATTGTGACTATTTGTGGTAATTCGTCTATGTTTGATGAACTCTTAAATTTAGCCCCGTTAAATTTGGAACTAGGTTCACCCTTACGTTTAAAATCCTCTGGTGTCATTGAAAAACACCCTATATCAGATAAATCAACATTTATAACTAATGTTTGTTCTCCTATTGGTACCCCATATAACATAAAGTCACCACTTGCATTAGTTTTAGCTGTATACTTGTAGTATTTCTCATACACATAAGAAACGTCTTGATTTAGTAAAACTTCGGATAGTTTAGGAAAATTTCCAGTAGGGATGTGCCCTTTGTAACTTGGGGTTGATGGTAGTAGGTTATATCTAAACCCATCTTCTGTTCTATAACCTTGTGTTTTATAAGGGTATAGTGACTGTATCATTGGGTTTTCTGTGTCCTTATCGTCTAAAGGTACAAATATAGAAACCTTAGCGTTAGGTACGCCAAAACCACCATTAGCTAGCACCCTACCAACTACCACACCAAAATTTGCACAGTCTTTTGGGTAGACATCTGTCTGATGAAGATTGAGACTTAAAATCTCCAACATATCAAAATCCTGATTCAAATCTAATGTAACTTCCTTGTCTACACCAACCTGGGTTCTAATTCTTAAGTTTTTTGGCATAAAATATCTTTATATCATAAATAGTAATTATTATAAAATTAAAAGTAGGGGTAGGATTAAATTATGTAAATAATTACGAAATGTTTGCTCGATTTATTTGTTTAACCCTAACACGAATATCAGTATCTGGTTTTCTGATTTGTGGCATCTCGTCGGGCATAAAGAATATTGTTTGGTCACTTATCTGTAATTGCCTGTTAGTACCACTTTTTAATGGTTGACTTATTGTGGAGTTTGAGTACCCATTACCTATCTCATTAAACACCCTTATGTCTATAACATTTAAAACACCTGGTTGTTGGGAAACCTTACTGTATAACTCACTTAAATTTATTGTAAGACCTAATTCGTTAGAGTCTATATCAAAAAATTCTTTTACACTGTTTATTGCGTTACTAACAACTTGTCCTTGATTGACATCATTGGTGATGACTAAATCTATATCAAAACTTAGGTCTATTACTTTAGCTGATGAAATTTCTATATAGTCATTTAACATTCTATAGTTTGATAGGTATTCAGCTATATTATTTTTTAACGTAGAACTTACACTAGAGGTTAATGTGCCGTCTGAATTATAAGATAAGACACTAATTTTTACTTTATTTTCAATCTCAGTAACACCCACCTTAGCAGCTGCACCAAACTGTGATGGCATTGTTCTTACTCTCGCGACATAATCGTTTATAGTTACAGCTCTATTTTGTGCTGCAAAATTAAATGATACATAATTCCTAACTTCCTCAGTAGACATCTGGTCATCACCACCTAAAGCTGAAGTTACATTAGTTACTTTTAAACTACCAACAACACTACTGTTTATGGTAGATACTGGACCAGAAACTACAAAATCAATAGTACCTAATGAATTTATCGCACCAGCTCCTAGATTAGAAGCTTTACCACCACCAACCCTATACTGGACAAATAGTGTTCTATTAGGTTGTACCATAGAACCCAATGATACATTATTTATAATCTTATTTGGTTGTACCTTTATATTAAATTTTGAAAATTCGTTTAGTAATTTTTGTGAATCATTATTTCCACTACCAAATGTTAAAAAGAAAAACCCCTCTGGTGTGTATTCCGTAACAAATCTATTATCAGTTAGAGTATACTTCCCAACTTTTAATCCTGGTTCATCTGGTGGTGTGGACTGGTCTATTTCAAAAACCTCTGATTCTGCTAAAGCATGCATTTCATGCCACTTATTATCTCTTGCTGTTATAAACTCTAAACTAGATGGTAAGGTTGTATAACCTAAACCTTCTTTTTCTATTACTGAAGTAACCCCTAAAACATTTCTTTCTGGAAGAAATATTTTTAAAAATGGTTTGTTGTCAATTTCTGTTATTTCTTTCTTAAACACTCTAGTAACACCATTAACTACAACCTCTCTTTTAGTTATGGTATAATTTTGAATGATTCCATTAGCGTTAAAATTTGGTATTTTTGTTCTATTTGGTGCACCATCTACAGAATATGGTGATGAAAAGTCACAATCATTTAATAACTCAAATACCTGTCCACCACCCCTAACTTGAGCGTTTCTTCTAAGAAACCCTAAATACCTAAAGTCTTCTTTATCACCTAAAGCTGGGACAATAATAGATAGGTCACAAAGAGTTATAGAAGGTCTATTTCCTGGTATTTTTAATCCATAAGTTCTAGCTATATTAAATAATGAACTTCTTTCTTGTGCAAATTGTAATACGGTTTCTTGTAAAGTTCTATCAATAGAATAATGTAGGTTGTCTGCTACAGCCGCATTTAAATCTAAAAATACTGAATATATTGATGCGTCATTAGAGTTTTTTATTAGATTTGGGTAATAGGTGTTTGTTAGTCTAAGTAACTCGTTCCTTAACCCTAGAAAATCTCTTTCTGTGTATGCTATTTTTTTCTCTGCCATATTATAAATTTATAATTATAAAGTCTCTAGCACCAAAGATATCGTCTTTTATGCTATAATCTATAAAAATCTTTGCTGTATATTCTTCCGCTCCGTCACCTGCTACTCTATATATCCTATCATCTAAATCGTTGTCTAAAGCGTTATCTTTACTAACTATCGATGGGTGATTAGATGCTTTTGTTTGTGCCTCTTCTTCTCTAACGTCCTCTAAACTTTGGATTTTTATTTCATTAACTACTACATTAGGAATGTATTTTCCTATTACATCTCTTAATTCTGAATCTATAGCTTTATACGTTGTACTATCCATAGGTTCAAATATATATTCATACAATCTTGTACCGAAATCAGGTAAAAAATATCTAGACCCCTTTCTAGTTAATATAAGGTGTACTAAATCTGTTTTAATTTCCTCAGCTGGTGTAGTGGTTGTTTTTAAAAATAAACCACTCTCACTGTTATTGAAAGGAAAAGCTATACCGTATCTTGTTGCTGCTATTGTCATATTAAATAAATACTGTCGTTTAAATTATCTATCTACTCTCTGGAACATCCCTTCGAGAATCTCCTCTATGGCTGATATTACAGCGTATTCGTCACCACCCCAGTTATCTTTATGACGTTCAATAAGTCTTTCAACAATATATTTCACATCTTTATCTAATAGTTCCCATTTCCTATCGTCTTCAGGGCGCCAATAAGACTCTTCTTTTAATATTCTTTTAATTAGATGTTTCATTATTATTATAAATATCACTTCTAACTTCTTTATTTAACTTAAGGTGTGGTGGCCAAAAAGGACAGTGTCTACAACCACTACCACAACAACTACCTCTTTTTATATGATACTCTTCTGTCATTACCATAGTACCATTTTCCCAGTAAAAATCTTTTGGTTGTAGTTTTGGTTTTAAAAATTCTTTATAGTGTAGTTCGCTAATCCAATCATCATTTCTTTTCATATTCAACTTCTTTTACTTCTTCTTTATGTCCACAGTAAGGACATGTTAATAAATTAAGTACCTTTTTATTGTTTTTTGGTACATCTTTAGACAATAAATGGTAGTCAGCAATTGACCACCATTTATTACATTTACCACAATTAAAATGATATAAAATTTCTTTACTATATTTGTGTTTCACTAACTTCTTCTTTGGTGCCATTTGTGTTTAAAGATTTTAAATCGACATCAATTTCACAGGTTCCACCGGCACAAGCCAATTCACCAGACAAATCAGTGTTATCTTCTAACTCTATTACTTTTGTTAAGTCAATATTATGTAATGATTTTATCATTTCATTATATTTTTCTTCTTCAATATCTTCAAATGGAGCTTGGATGTATGTCCCTCCATCATAAGGAAGGACGGATAATCCATTATAGTGTTTTCTGTTTTCCCACATCCATTCTCCTGCTGGGTCCCACTCATGGTCTCTTAATGAAATTGTTGCAGAAACATTATGAGAGTTTGAACCCTTTCTGTGTCCTGAACGTACCCATTCACTTGCTACTTTTTTTACTCTTTCTAATAACTCAAAAGGTGATTCTGTTCTTAGTATAGAACCTTTAGGTGCTTTTTGTGGTATACTAATTACAGCAGTATCGTGTGGTCTAAAATAATCATCTTCTAGTAACTCTGGATGATTAACACTTAAATAAACATAAATAGATTCATTTTTACCAACTCTAACTCTTCTAATGTAGTAATCATTATGCCATGCATGAATACCTGAACTAGTTCCTAATGCTAAAGAAGTTGTTCCTGCAGGTTTTACTGTGGTTGTTCTAGCTGCTTGATTTATTTCTAATAGTTTTGCAACTCTTGTATTTTCTCTTTTTACCAGACTTGCAGCTTTTTTCATATCAAACCCAAGAACCTTACCAGAACCTATACCTGTCATTGACACACCTATAAGTGCATCTTTCTCTGTTGTCTCTTGCCATATTTCTCTTAAATAATGAAAGGATGTATATCCTGCTTGAAGCGTTCCAATGAATGATGCCGTTTTAACTCTTTCATTTAGGTCATCTTGTGACTCAATATTTGACACATTTACTTCACAAAGATTACAGAATTGATATGGTCTTAGTGCAATTTCACAACATGGGTTAGTTCCCCAATCTTTGTCATTGTTTAGATAGATTCCTGGTTCACCCGCTCCTGATAATTCAACACGTTTCCATAACTCCATAAAAAACTCCTTAGTTATCTTATGTCTCATTAAACAAGCTGAGTTGTTAGCTCTACCTCTCTGTGGGTTCAATTCCCACCAATTCCCCGCTTTACAACCAATCATCGCGTCATCATCTGCACTAAATAAACTAATTAAGGCAGCTCTTCTAATACCTCCGGCTAATACTGCGTCTGCTATATAACATATAATATCGTGTACTTCTAGTGTTGATAGTTGTTCTCCGTTTTCTTTTTGTGAAAGGATGCCTTCTATCTTAACCAAACATTCTTTTAGTGGTTGTGGTCCTGGAGCTTTTCCCCCAGATGTAATTAATCGAGCTCCTTTTGGTCTAATGTCAGAAAAATCAAACTCTACCCTACTTCCCCCACCATTCATAAATGATTTCATAAGAACTTTAATAGAATCTGCCCAACCTTCAATTGAGTCTCCAATTAAAAATCTTTTCTTTCTTTTTGGGTATGGTTTTTGAATTACTGGTAACTTAGCGACGTGATGTTTTTGTACCGAATATCCAACTCCTGTTCCTCCTAATAATAGAAACATTGTTTCACTAAACGAATCTACATGGTCAATAGGTAGGTAAGCACAATTATAAATCCTATTAGGAGATATCTCAATTGGTTTTCCACCAAATTGCATAGAACGCATTGATGGTAAAACTTTTTTATCATATACCAATTTATATTTCTGTTCTATTTCATCCCTTAGATGTGGGTATTTTTTTATGTGCATATTTTTATTCCTTGTTACTAGTTCTTCCCAAGTTTCTCGTCTTTCTAAATTCGGAAGGTATTTTGCATATTTCATATGAACAGTAATATCCGATAAAATTTTGTTTGAAATCTCCATATTTTTTATTTTATTAATTATTTATTTAGTATTCTTTCTCTTCTTTCTAGAGCGTCCTGTACTCTTTTTCTATTTCTCTGGGTTTTGTCTTCTTCGAAACCTAAAAATGTTTGTGTTGATTGGGTATCTATTTCTAATGTGGCATTATCAAATGTACAATTTTCAAATATAATACCATCTTGACCCAATCTAGATTTTGTGATGGCAATTGTGGCTAAACCAAGTTCCTTTTGTTGTAATGTTTTTGCTACTGAAATTATGACATGACCAACTTGAGCTTTCTTAATTGAACCTCCCATTTGGTCTGTGGTCACAACCTCTGAGGATATAGATGAACGATTACCCTGTGCTGCTGTCCAACCAACTAGGTTTAACTCATGACACATAGCTTCAAATTTTCTCATAACAGACCCTTCACCCTTCCATTCGTCATTAAAACTTCTATCTGGTATAACACAATCTATATAGTCTAATACCACTATATCTAAATTTATACCCTCTGACATTATTTTTCTAACTTGATTCTTAATCTGTGCTATGGTAAATTCATCTGAAGCTAATTTCTTTAATATCAACCTACCACCATTTTTTTTCATCTCATCCGCCTTGTGGAGGACTTTTTCTTTATTTTCACTCAATTCTTGTGGTGCTATTCCAGTCCAACAAGTGAAGTGTTTTCTTTGTATTATTTTAGGATTGTCTTCAAAAAATATTTGTAGAACATTATAACCCATATTAAAAGCTGTATTAGCAAATCTTGTTAATATTGTGGTCTTCCCTACACCTGTTGGTGCAAGTATAACCCCTAACTCTCCTTTTGCGAGTCCACCATTTAATAAATTGTCGATGCCGTCTATCCCAGTAGGAACTGGATTCCTATAATCGTCTTTTAAAACTTCTTCTAAATTGTGAAATACTTCTAGATTACCGTTATCACCATCTCCAATAGTTATAGCTTCTCTAATATATTCTTCACACTTATCATAACTTTCGAACTCTCCCTTTTCTAAAATATTTTCTACTTTTCTTATAGCTTTTTTAAGTTCTTGTTGTTTACAAAATTTTACTGTTTTTTCTTTAATAAAAAGATGGTCCTCAAAAGAAGCTTCTTTTATCTCTTTTAACATATCAATAACATACTTTTTTGCCATCTCAGATGAAATTTCCAACTGTGTTAACTGTTCTATACCTTCAAAAGATGGTATTGATTGGTAATTTTCGTAGTATTCTTTCATCATTTGCATGATTAATTTAAAATATTGATTATCAAAATACTTAGGTTGTATGCTGTCAATAATTGACTGGGCAAACAACTTATCTATAATAATTAAATTCAGTATTTTTAATTGGAAGTTGTATCCGAGATATCCGAAATTTTCTGTTTTTGTCATATAAGGTTATTTAAAAATAAATACTAAAATTAGTATTTAAAGTTGTTTATCTAGGTAGTAACTATCTGGATTTCTGTCTGACAAAACGTCAGTTAACTCTCTTAAAATATAAGAAATTTGTGGTCTAATATCCACAGAAAATCTAACTTTCGGTGGGTATAGGTCGGCAGAGAATATTCTTTCCATAATTACTCTACTACCCTTTTTAATGATTATCGTAAAACTATTAGTTTCTTCCTGTAATTTTGACATATCTTCCTTAAAAAATTCATCCACAATATCTATAGTTTTTAAAATTAATTTTTGATTTATAATATCTTTTATGTCACGAACCGTATAATATAGGTCTAGTGACTTTACCGTTTTTGGATTGTGATTCTTTACTGTAAAAAATCTTTGACATATTATGTTCTCATTTATTGACAGTACGAATTCAAATTTTTCTTTTTCTTCAAATTTTTTCATCTTATAAAATTTTTTTAAATTTATTTTTTTCTATTCTTGTTAATGTTAAAAATGGTTCAGTAAAATTTAAAAAAGATTTATCGGAATTTCCAATAAAATTAAATAAACCGTCTTCCATCATCATTCTTAATAAGTTTTTATATGAACGACCTTCTGGGTCCATATTTTCACTTATAAGTCCTTTAATCTCTTCTTGAGATTCTTTTGGTAGTATTGTATTACTTAGGTCTACCAAAAATTTATTTCTTTCAAAGAAATCCTTTCCTAACTCACCTTCTTTAGTGATTCCTTTTATTATGTTGTTAACTCTGAAATTACTTTCACCATTAAGGTACTTGTCTCGACATTTATTTAAAAAATATTCAAGATTTATATTTTTTTCTAATATTTCAGGTACTGTATTTATAACTGTTTTTATTCCAACTCCCTTTATACCACTTATATCATCAGAAGAATCTCCACATATAATTTTAATGACCTTTATATTTTCTACTGGAATAAAATGTTTTTCGAATCTAATTTTATCACCCTTTTTAATGATATCAGGGTTGTTTAAAAGTTTCAAACTAACCCCATCTGTTACTAGTTGTGTTAAGTCTCTATCGTTAGACAAAATTGTTATTTCTTCATCAAGGCTATTTGAACAATAAAAAGCTATACAATCGTCCGCTTCGTAGCCACCAAACTCACATTGTCTTATAAAGATTTCTTCTAGATATTGTTGTATTCTTACTTTTTGTGCATATAACGATTCTGTTTGTTCGTCATTTAATCTCTTATTTGTTCTTTTTATCTTATAACTCTCATAAACATCCCTTCTACTCTGATAATTTTTTGGTCCGTCCCAAGTAACTACAACTTTATTAAATATATGTTCTGTTATTAATTTTTTTATGGTATTTAAAAAATAGAATACAGCTCCAAGATTTTTATTTCTATCTTGAAAATTTTTTAATCCATGAAATCCTAACTGTAGTAACGAGTTTCCGTCAACTAGAAGAGTTTGAGTCAATTTATTTTAATTATGGGGTTAAACACTATTTTTCTATTTCTAAAAGTTCAATTTCAAAATTTAAGTCGTGACCAGCTAATGGATGGTTCATATCTAAAGTTACCTCATCTTTGGTAACTTCTACTATTGTTGCTTGAGCACCTTCACCATTTTTAGTTTTTCCTTGGATTCTTTCGTCAATTATATATCTAAAGTCTTCTGGAAAATCCGCTCTTGGTACTTTTATTTCAGCTTCTGATTTAATCTCACCGTAAGCTTTATCTTTGGGTATGTCAACTGATTTCTTTTCTCCTACTTTCATTGTTCTTACAGTATTTTCAAAATCTATTAACATTCTCTCATCACCAATGGTAAATTCAAGTGGTTCTTTTCTTTCTAAAGAACTGTCAAATTGTTTACCATCTTTTAACTTACCAACATAATGTACCTTAACTTTACTACCTAATTTTATTTCACTCATTTTCTTTTTCTTCTTTTGTATTGAATTCACCACCAATACCTAATTGTTCTGACCAAAAGGTAGCGTATTCTTGTTTGTATTTTTCTATTGATTTCTTTTCTTCTGAAGTTTCTTTACCGGCTAAAAAACCGTGTGGTGTTATTAATATTTTACCATCTTCGTAACCTAAACCATTAACGTGATTTTTCATTATAGTTATTTTAGTTCTTGTTGCGAATTTAACTTTTCTTTTTTCTTTAACAGCTGAAATGTTTGTGGTTCCCGCATTTTTTTGATTTCCGAACCTAAATACTAGTGTAGAATTTAACCATAAAGCCTCCCCACCTTTTGCCTTAATTTTAGGTTGACCAAAAGGATTGTCTGGTAACTCTACCCAGGGTTGGTTTACAACTACTAGTGTATTTGTATATTTTGAATCTTCTCTTCTAGACTTACCTATTCTTTGGTTGATTCCCATTCCTATTTTATCAGCAAATACGGCAGCGTTGTGCATCTTACCACCTTTTCCGTCAAATGTCATTTTACATGGTATTGACCCTACAGAATCCCATAAAAACAATAAATCATAATCCAACTCACCTTTTTCTTGTGCGTCTAATAAGGAATTTATATAATCAGTAATCTGTTCTATATACTCAAAGTCGTTATTAAATAAGAAAAATCCTTCCCAATCTATTTCACCTGTACTTTCGTCTACTACTTCTTCACAATCAAAACCTAACAACTTAGCGTAATTAAACCCCCATTTTTGTTCAGTTATTATTATTACTGGTAATACACCCTTTTTCTGAGCGTCTACAGCTGTTTTAATTAGTGCTGTTGTTTTACCAGTATCTGAATGTCCTAAAAACATCTGTAAATGACCCATAGCTGGACCTGGTATTCCTGTTGCGTCAAGGAATGCCGGTCCTAGGTCAAAAAATTTGTCTGATTTAAATTTAGCCTTTTTAGAGAATTTACTCTTTATGTCTGAAAAACTTCTTTTCTTTAATGCCATTTGTTAAAAATTTAAAATGGTAAATCTTCGTCTACTTTCTCGTTTGCTTGTGGGTCTACAGTATTGTTAGATGAACTCATATCAACAGTACTATTTGTTTTAGCGTTTGGGTCATCGTAAGTGTATTTTTTTAATTCACTATCCCATACTGGGTCCAAACCTTTAGATATAGCTTCTAAATACTCAACCGGTTTTTGAGAGTATACGTCTTTCCAAGTTTTTTCATTAGAAGTCCAATCTTTAGTTTGTGACTCATCATTAGATAACTTACCTGGGTCTTCATACATAACAGAAGATACTGTTGTGTATTCTCCTCTCCCACCTGGTAATGGTACTGCTTGTAAAATAAGGATTAAATCTCTACCTTCATTAATATCCGTAACATCACCTTTATTTCTCCAAATAGGGATAATTTTATCGATTGGTCCGTCACCTTTCCAATTATGTTTAAATCTCCAAAACTTAACACCATCCTCTTCCTTATCTCTATCAATAACTTTTACTATATAAAATTTTTGTGAACGATATTGTCTTGCTAGTTCTTTTGATTGTTCGTCACCAGCTAATTTAAGTGCTTCTTCCACTTCGTTTAGTGGACTTCTTTCTCCTGTTGGTTTACCTGTGGAGTCTTTACCTGGGTCATAAATTTTCATCCATCTACCTTGTACTTGTGTATTGTGGAAAAACACTTCTTTAAATGGAGAGCTACCATCTGTTGTTGGTAGTATTCTAATTCTTTTTTCACCTTGTTTAACACCTTTAGGTAGTGCGATAGTGAAATATTGTTTTAGTCTATCTTCGTCTGACATTCTTGGTTTAGAAGATGTCGCTTGTTTGTTTTTTTCGTATTGGGCTAATACAGCGTCTAATGAACTCATTTCTTTTTATTTTTTTTTAATAATTAATTTCTTTGGAGTAAATATATAACACTTATTTGAGGTTGTCAATTATCCTATAATATATAATTGAATAAAAAAAGCCCTTGGTAGGGCTTTAGATATAATATGTTTTATTTTTTAGTAGTCTGAAGCGTCAAAACTCTTTTTTATCTCCGTATCAGAAAAATTATCTACATCTTCTGGTGTAAGAATATATTCTTGTTTTCCTTGTGCTTCAAATTTATCTTGACTATCATCCCAAAAATCTACTAGACTTTGATTATACGGTCCAGAATCTAACTTTCTCAATTCTACTTTTTCTTCTTGTGTCTTTGGTCTGAATTTTTCTATTTGGCTTTCTATGTCTTCTATTTGTGCCATTAAATCATCCATACCACTTAATTTTTCTTCCATACCGGTTAACATATCCATTAAAGTATCTAACTTTTGATTTGTTTCTCCAGATGTTTTCTCCAAACCTTCTTGTTTAGTTACTATATCTGTAACATCAACCTCTGTGGTGTCACCGTCACCTTCTCCATCTGCTGGCACTAAATCGTCACCTGAAGGAGCTGCTGTTTGAGTTGGGTCTGCACCTGCTGCCGGTGGAGCGGGTGGAGCGGGTGGTGGGGTTAAACTATCACCTTCAGCACCTTCTACATCACCAATTTCAACTTCATCAAATGATGGAGGCATTTGTCCTAGTGGTGGTAAAGAATCTTCTTCTGTATCAACGTCCGTTTCTGGTTCTTCTTGTTCACCCAATTCTGATTTACCTAATATTCTATCCACATGACTTCCCATACCTAAATTACCAAAACCACCCATGTTTTGTTCATTAAGGTTTTTAGAATTATACCCGATTTGATTAAATCTTTTTAATTCTTCTAATAGTTCTTTTTCTAAATTACCCATTTAATAATTGTTTTACATCCCCGTTAGGTGATTCTACTTGGACCTTTCTATTAACTCTGGTTTCGTTTTCTACTCTTTCTATTAAACCATCTCTAGTTCTTACAGTATAACATATACCTGTATCCAAATCACAAACCTCTTTAGATTGACCATCTACAGAAGAAGACCTTTCAACGATGTTTGAATTTTTCCCTAAAAAATTGTCTAATTTGTTTTTTAAATTTTCTGTAATCATAATTTCTTTTATTTATAAATATTAGTTAGAATTAAATAAATTCTTTTTATTGTACATCACTTAAATATTCACTACTAAACTTGTCTGGATTTAAATACTGCATTCTTTCTGATAATGACTCAGTTATGACAAATCTTCTTATTTCATAATGTAAGTGTATACCTGAAGAATTTCCAGTATTACCCATAACACCAATCTTTACACTTTGTTTAATAGCGTTACCAACAACCTCTGTTGTAAATTCTTTATCTTTCATGTGTGCTAATACAAATTGATACCTGGATACTTTACCGGGTTCCCATCCACTCTTACCTTTTTCTAATATAACTCTTTCAATTACTATATGGTTACCTAGACCGGCATACCCAGGACCTTCACCACATTCTTTTATTCCAGCGACACAACCACTTGCTATATGTTTTATCACACCACCAGTTGGTGATACTACGTCAATTTTAGTGTCCTCAAATTCAGGACTTGGGGAATAGTCTATCCCTTTATGCACATAACCATCACTTCTTCCAGCATTATAGAGTTGTTCTGATGTTGGTTTTACAACTTTACTTAAATTAACTGGGTCCATAACATCAATACCTAACTTCTCAATTTCTTTTTTATCTATTTCATCATTATAGGAACCTCTATCAATTTGTGTTCTAGTTAGATTTTCTTCATCTAACCCTAGTTGGTTGGTTTCTGTTTGTTTAGTTTCTGTTGGTAATGTTTTTAATAGTGTATCCTTAAGTTTTGCTAGTAAATCTGTAACCTTAGGTAGGCTTGGTATTCCTACTCTAACCCCAGTAAAATTAGTTTCCATATTATTTGGGGATATAGTATGACTTACATCTATAATAAGATAAGGTCCACTAAACATAGGAACGTACCTTAACTCAAAATATGTTGTTGGTTGTATTAAAGCATTACCCATACAACTTACACTACATTTATAAGACCGTGATTTATAAAGATTAAAAAGATTAAGAGAATTCGTAGAAACCTTTGAACCACTTGCCATTTTACCCATATCTTCAATAATTTTGAAAGACTCACTAGTGTTTGGAAATTCTGTTTGGTCTAAACTAATACTTTCAAATACATTTTGATTTGGTATTCCGAAATCTACCGCAAACGCTACTACTTTATTATTTAGTTGTAAATTAGTGTCTTTAGTTACTGGAGATAATAACGGATTTGGTGATGTTCTATTAGTGATAAAAGAATCGTTATTATATCCGTATGTTGGTGTCTTTATATTAAGATTTGTTGATGGTGGCCCAATATACTGACATAGGTACTTTGGTGAGGATAAAGTTATATCTACTTCTTTAAATGTCCCAAATAAAGCATTTCCTTGTGCTGCTGTATTATTGTTCTCAACATTATAAAAATTAACATATGCTGGTAATGGTATAAAATTAAAGTAATTTATACTACACATTTGACTTATAAAACTCGTTATATTTTGTTTAACCGAAGTATCCGCTTCTGTTGAGAATGGACTATCTAGGCCGGCGAATAGATAAATATCTACTACAGCTTCATCCCCAATATCAACATTTCTTCTATCTAAAAATAAAAATCTTTCGAACTGTGTATTAAATGACGTTATTACCCTATTACTGGTAGGTGATGGATAACGAGTACTCTCTCCTTGTACTTTTATTCCTGATATCCATTTATCATTAAATGTTTTAAAACTTTGGTATAGTTCTAATTTAAGGTTATCAGCGATAACTTCTGGTCTATCGTCACCATTAACAGTCTGTTTATCTCTAAGTTTAGCTAGTGGGTCTATCTTTGCCGCTTCTTTTAGGAATGTATCAACATATTGTTCTACTGAACCATTTAAATTTTTAAATAAAGCATCAATAACACTTACAAAGTTTTGTTTACTTACCCCGGTATTCGGTGAAGAACTTTGTTTACTCAAAGTTAGATAGAATTTTAAAATTGGTGCAAATTCTTTTACCAGTGTAGGTGATATGTTAAAGTTAACAAAGAAATCGAAACAAATAGTTGCTGATTGTGTAAATTGTGTATTAACACCCACTTCTAGTGTTGGGATTATCCAATCAGATATTAAGGTCACAAATGATGGGGTGGTTGCTCCACCTGGATATAAAGAAGCGTCATAAGATGGAAATGTCATACAATCTTTTAAAGCTAATGGGTCAGAATTTGCAGTTATACCTTGATTGGATTTGTGTAATTGTAGTAATATTTCTATAGTACTTACTTCTGCACCATTAAATGTTGTTACTATATCGAAGCCGTTCACAGAACCATGTTTGTATACAACCTGTTGGTTTAGAAATATAGAGGTTGTTTTAATAAAGTTTTTATATTGTGTTTCCCCAATTTGTTGAGTGGTGTGTGAATTAGAGTTTGGGAACATCTCATCTACATCTTTCTTCAATACCACCATAATATCTTTAAAGATAGATTTAAAATTCTTGTATTGACCTAATACTATTTTACCATCTGGATTTGAAGGTGAGGAAAAGTTCATAAACTCTTGTGCAAATTTGTCTAAAACTTGTTTTGGAAATATAGCTAATAGTTCAGTAAAATCTTCATATTGTGTTAAATTATTTGTGTCGTCAGTAAAGTTAATGTTCCACGCGTCTTGTTCTGGTTGGTTGAATTGTAATTTTTTAAAATAGTTAGTCCAGGGTACTCTACCGTATATCGCTCCATATTGTAGTGGTTTACCGGGAACACTAACGTCAAAAGCTCCGTATCCCGCACCTGCCCATAGAAATCTAGCACTACCGTCAAAACCAGCTGTAGAAATATTTTCTTCCATGTACTCTAAATCAGAATTCACTAAACCACCAATAGATGGGTAAAGTATATAATAAGGGTTTTGAACTGGGTCTATATCTGGATGGCCAGCTGAACCAATATTAGATGAATCAACAAAAGTCGTATAAAAATCATAATCTATCCCTTCCTTTGAAAAATGTAACCCTGTTTCTTTTATCAAACTTAAAGTAAAACCACCTATAAAATTACTTGCTACGTCTGGGACTGGTGTCCAAGAACCAACATTAGGTAATATCTTTTTACCTGTTATAGCTTGGTGGGTCATGTCTATTAATCTAGGCCATAAACCTAAGGTTTGTTGTTCGGTATTTAATCCTGGTAGTGTGTTACCCCCACTAGTATAGTCATACCATCCTTGTCCATTTGCCTGACCAGTGTCTACAAACCATTCATTACACCTATCATTACCGTCCTCACCAGTTCCACCACCATCTCCAGTACCTAACCCACCAAATACAGAGTTGTTTGGTGATGTAGCTGCACTATTTGCCCACCATAAAGAACCTAATTTTAGAACAAAGCTATATGGTAGTTCATGATAAGCAGCTAATTGTTTGATTAACTGTCCTGCATATGCCCCATATTGATTCTTACCATCAAAGTCTTTTATAACTTTTTCAAGTGGACTTGTTATTGGTAATGAATTAAGATATAAGTATGCGGCTTCAGCATATTGCCCAACACCGTTAGGGTTTGTATTTTCATTAATCACTCCTTTGTATATAGCATTAGAAAACCATGGGGTGTTTAACATGGATATTGATTGTTTTAAACCGGATAAGTTGTTTATCCCATCAGTTAATGATTGTTGTAAAATATTTTGTTTAGTTTGGTAAAAACTGGACCAATTACCTTTAGTTGTGAATGTTTTTATTACTGGTAATTCACTCAATGTTTTATCAGTAACATCAAAAGTATCTTGTTTGTTAACATCCCAATTCCAATTAGTAAAATATAGGTGATGATTGGTTGTGGCATAAACTCTGGAGGTAGCCGGTATATGAAGTTCGTTTATTTCATAAAATTTTTGTTGTGTTATCTTTTCTCCATCTGCTAACTTGTTAGGTAAAGCATTATTATTTGCATTGTAAGGGTAAGTATCCCACAAACCAAACCCTGATTTTTTAGTTTTAGTATATAAATCTATATATTTTACTATAGGGCCATCATCTACTAATGTAGAAAATACCACATCAGAAGCAAATAACCCAAAACTATTTTGTGTATTTCCTAGATTTCTTTGATTTAAGTATGGTGTGTTAATATGTCCACATTTCCAAAGTAAGAATTGTTCTCTGGAATTATTTTTTAATTCTTGTAGTAATCCATTATAATTTAAATTATTACTATTAAAAAACTCATTTAATGTATAATCGTTTTCTATAGCTTTTTGTAAATTTTTACAATCGTTTGACGCTGCTTGTATAACCACATCAACCATATTTTGTTTTTGTGTAGTTGGTTTAAATCCAACAACACCAACATAATTAACAAAATCTATAGCTCTATCTAGTATCTCCCATAAAATCTCATTTTTACTTTTAAGTGGGTCATATACTTTAGTGGTAAAAGGAAACTCCCTAACTGATATTGGGGCACTTCCTAAATATAACTTTTGGTTGGTTACTGGAAAAACCATTTCTGTTTTCCTAAAATTCATTGCTTTTGTATATTCCTCTACAAATCCAACTTCAGGCCACAACTTTTTATCCATAGCTTTTGTTTTGGATAGACTTCCAGCCGCTCCTGGGTATTTTAGAACTAACTCTCTAGTGTTTATATCTTCTTCATAATATTGAGGCCAAGGAAAACATTCTTTTAGACCGTCTTTTGTATCTTGGAATGCGGCTTTGTCTGGACCTGTAACAGCCTTAACTCTTAATGGGTTTGATTTTTGTTTGTATGCGTCTGTATGGACCTTATCCATAACTCTTAAGTAAGTATCAACACCAGCCATCACTACCGCTGTTAAATTTCTAATAGATGGGTAAAACTCTAAAACATCTATAAAGGTATCATTAAGTTTCTCTGTGACTTCTACCTGTTTTTGATTATATTTTTTTTCAAATTGTTTTAACACACTTGCGTGTACACCACCAAAACTTATAGGACTAACATCAAGTACATACCACCCTTTAGAGTCGATATCTTGTAAATTTTTTGCTTGGTTAGCTGTTGCTCTTTGATTCTCCACTTTAAACTCATCTATTAATTCGACTGAAGATTCTCCTTTGTTTTTTCCAAATGTTGGGTTTTCAGATAGTATTTTTTTATATCCTTCTATTACCATCTTTAATTTAGCCTCAGCATTAATAATTGCTTCTTCAAGATTACTACCATCATCAGCAACATTTTTTAACTTATAAGCTGTAAAAGATATACTATTGCCATTGCTTGTACTGTTCAATAATCTACCATTTTCATTTAAATATTCAGATATCCATCCTTGAGTACCAAAGATTGCGTTATAAAAATCATTTAGCTTGTCCTGATATTTTCTCTGATTATCTGTAAATTCTAAATCTGCTTGTGTTAGTTTTTGTGATAGCTTATTGGTAAAATTATTAACTTTATTTGTTAGTTCGTATATTGTTAGGTTTGGGAAATCTTTTTGTATAAGACCTAACTTCTTATATATACCATAAACCTCATTCATGATATTTCTTCCTAAACCATTTGCTGACTCTTCTGTACTAGCGTTTTCCGAACCTAAAGACGGATAAAGATATGGAGCTATCATCGCTTGTTGCATTTTTATATCATTTAATAATGCAACGTGATTACCTATAAAATTTGCTGTAACATTGTAATCACCACTAGATGCGTCAAAACTAGCATTAAAATTAGTAAGAGCTAATTGGTACCTTACTCCTTTACCGTAATATCCCTTTACTGTTAGTTCAAAAACAGGATAAGGTAAATGAAAAAAGGCTGTATATGGGGAGGCTGTATCTCCTTGTTCAAAAAGGGTCATCCCCCTTACATCCACAAAGTTTATAGTTACTTCTGGTATAAAAGAAGCGTTTTGTTTTATATCTATATTTTTAATACCGAACCCATGAAAGTCTGTTTTGTTTTCAATTGTCTTAGAAATAAACATACTGCCTTCATCATCTATCTCTTCATTTCTCACTACTTTATTAATACCTGGGTCGGTAAAAGCGTCTGTCCAATCACTATCTAAAGATTTTTTACCACCTGGTTTAAGAAAATTTATCTGACCAGCAAACAAATCTACTTTAACATCACTATCTGAATTACCTTCAGTAACCAATATTTTAGACCTAGGTATTATTCTAGCCGTTAAATTGACGTACATCACCAAATCTTCATGTCTAACTAACCTATCCTCCACCCCCATTCTAGTTTGCACTTTATTAGGGTCTATTAGGATTAGATTGTCCGCTACATGTGTTGTGTGTACGTTTTGGCCACCATTAACGATATCATCTGCCATAATATAAGAAATGTTTATCTAATTCACTTTTATAATCTTGTAAACTAACTGTTAGTGGAAATGGTATCCTTAATATTCTTCCGTCTTTGATATTCCATTCTTGTCCACCGTACTCTGGATTAGCTTGTAAAATTAACCAACCAAAATATGGTGTATCATACATTTGTTGTGATATTTTATCTAGTCTACTTTGACCTACTTTATATACCACTTTTCTATCACTACTTTTTTTAGGTAGTAATATTAATGGTACTGTTGTGGGTTTCCCGTTAACTTTAAAATCTTTATATCTATTATAGTATGACATTTTATGTTATAGTTATATTTTTTATTATTTTACTATTGTAGCTCTTATTATTAGTGCCCATAACCGTAGAGGTAAAAAAGCTTCTTACTAATGATAATTCACTATTATTCCGTGTAAAGGTAACTTCGTAATTATGTTGTGTTTTTGGTATACTTTTTATTTGTTCTAATTTTTCTGGTAACATAATGAACTTAAAGTAATTATTATATCTAGAAACATCGTAATTTAATAGCTTTATTGCGAATTTTAATATATTTGTTCTATAATCTACCATTATATCTTTATGAATACCACCTTTGTATTTAGTTCTTTCTTTGGTTAATTCATTAATTAATTCATTATCCCTATATTGTACAAGTTTATCCGCGTTAAAATAATCTTTATGTGAATCTACATATCTCACAATTTCAACATCCATTAATTTGTCAATAAAAAAAAGATATTCGTTAGGGTAAGATAATTTGTTTATGTAATTTATAGATGTAGCTCCTCTAACATTAGAACAAAATATTTCTAATTTATTTGCAACGTTAGCTACATCAGATTTAAGATTACTAATACTACTCCCACTAGTTATGTCAAAATTTACCATTCCGTTGGTGGAGGTACCTGTTAGATACCCACCGACTAGATTTGAGGCTAAATTTAATTTGTCTACACTTTGTGTTAAAGAAATCTGTCTTTCTCTTAATTCTATTAGATTTTGTAATACAAATCTTCTCTTAGTGTCCCATGATTTTTTTGCGTATTTTAACAAAACTTTCTTAACATATTCTTTATCTAATGTTGAAGCTTTTGGTGGTTGTTTTTGTAGGTTTGTGGTTTCTGCGGTTATAGAATTTTTAAGAATTAAGTATTTATCATCAAGTCTTTTTATACCTTCGTCTGGTACACCAACTATATTCATTCCGGTATTCATAATATTCCCCCACTCATAAGAAACATGTTTAAAGGTTTCTTCTAAAACACCATGACCGAATTGGTTGTATGTATCCACACAACTTACATTAATAAAGTCACTATAGTTCTTTGTGTTCGTTAAAAACGAATTATAAAGAATTTTATATTTTGATTCACCAGTTAATGCCATAATTATTCTGTTGTTTCTTCTTTTGGTGTTAATGATAATGGGTCAATTTGTTCACCCCCAGATGTGTCACCATCTGGTAAATTAGTAGGCCCTGTTGGTTTCTTAAACATATTAGAAAATATGTTATCGTAATTCCCTGTTACAATATCTGGTATTGTTTGTTTTTGTGCTCTTTCATCATATAGTTCAGTATTACCAAAGTAACTAAATGATAATGCGTTTTGTAGTTGACTTACCGGGCCTTCAAGACCTTGTCCACCAATAAATTTAAAGTTAGTCTGTACACTAACAATCATAGGTTGTACACCAATACCTTCTGGATTTAAATCCAATATATTTTCATCATAAGAATAACTGACAGAATCAAATACAACTTTAGAGTGGTAGAAGTCACCTATACGTAAAACACAGATTGGTGGTGGGCCGAAAGCTGTATTATCAGCGTCAACCATAGTAGTTCCTTGTTCTGTAGTGGTAGGTATAGTTTCTCCTGGTCTTAGAATTTGTAATAAGAATGTTAACCTGGAATTAAGACCTTCAGGTGTTATCGCGTGAAAAGCTGGATGGAAAAATTTTAAATTATCCCTTAGAGATTTATATAAAAACGGATACTCTTCTTTTATAAAATTAAAATAATTTTCCTCACCCAACATTTTTCTAACAATTTTTGTAATAGTAGCTCTTTTATCTGTAAACCCGATTCTAAATCCACCGCCTATAACACCCTGAGTATTGTTTTCTACATTTATTTGTCCGTTTTCACCATCCTTGTCTTGTTGGTTTTCTATATCATTAGCTTGGTCTGGTGTCATACCTAGTGGGTCTATAATGTCTGATTCACTACCGGCATTTTCTGACATAACTTGGTCTGGGTTAGAATTGTATTCCTGAGTCACTTCTTTAGAACCACCAAATAAAGATACTTGTATGTTCATTAATTCATCCAAACTAAAATTTGGATAATTTTCAGCTAAGGTATATATGTCATATTTTTTACACCCAGCAAAAAATGCTTCTAAGGCTGCATCAGCTTCTGCATCTGGTAAATTTTTAAGTTGTTCATTTGTTATAGCGTTTAAAATTGATGGGTGGTCAACAACGATTTTAAAAGATAGTGTACCAATTCTTTCGGTATTGTTGTATGTATATATCGGTTCTGGTCTACCTAAAAAGTCAGTACGTGACCAATTTGTTGAGTTCGTATCTCCCACTTGTATATCATAAGGTGGAAACCACATTATTCTACCACCATTTGGACCTTTTTCTGATACTGGTAAATTACTTTGTTTTCCAGTTCCTCTCCAAGCCAAATTCTCAATAGAAAACATATATTTTTTAACTTTAAGTCCGTCTGGTATTGTAGTGGATTTACCCATATTTGGGTTGGTTGGTGCTATATTAAGATTAAATGGTGAGTCCAATACAGAATTTGAGTTTTTCCATTGATTTCCTTGTGTTTTAACTAAGTTTTTATATTTGGAATAGGTATTGTCCTTGGTCCACGCTCTACAATACTCCACACAATTCCACACCACTTCTCCTGGTGTAAAATTAACAACATTAGAACCTTTAGAAATATTTTTATACCCGTCATTAAATATTTTAGATACTTGGTCTATCGCGTTACCAGCGTGTTTCCATTTTGCACCACCATATGCTGGAGCGGAATCTATTATCTTTTGGGTGTAATCTAATAGTCCACCTTTTTTCTTTGGTTTTAAGTCGGACCTAGTTAAAATAAACTCCATGGATTGATTTCCAGAAGATACGGATTTTTTACCAAACCAAGTAAAACCACCTTCAAGCGTACCCCCATCTATAGTTGCTTTACCATTAACTCCAAAATTATAATACCTCCATAAAGCTCTACCTTCTACATTGTCATATTCTTTATATACTTCTGACGGTCCATATACTAAAGCTCTAACTTGTCTATCAAATTTATCCTTTGGTGTAGCGTCCATAGGTGATTGTATAACCCCTGGTTCTGTATTTTTACTACCAACGTAGTAATTGGATAATGGAGCTGGTGTATCAGTGTCAGTTTTTGCTCTAGTATAATCTGGTCGATAAACATTATAATTAAGCGTGTCAAATAATAAAGATTGTTGGTTCACACCCATGTACTCTACAAATTTATCAGACGGTGATGATAATGTAGATGGTGTGTTAGGTAATACATTCTCTGTATTCTTACCATTAAGACTTGCTTGTGATATATTTTTACCTCCTTGTCCAACTAAAGAATTTACATCTAAAGGTCTTGGTTGTATAAAGTAATAACCTGGGATAGCAGATTCTAAAGAATAAACACCAGATAATCTAGATAAGTAATCTGTTTTTGGTGGAATTAATTCACCTGGTTTAGTTGTTATATTTGAAGTGGCACTTCCTTTATCTGTTAAATCAAAATCAAATTGTGCTAAATTAGCTCCTAAATTATCTTTTAAATAAGGTAAAGAAGATTGTATCAACAATGAATCGTCTAAAATTTCTGAATTATTAGTGATTATTTGACCGTTAACGCTATTAATTGAGTTCATAACTTCAATAGCTGTATAATTAGAAATTATAAATCCATTAGGTTGTAGTGTGTTTGGGCTAACATATTGTAGTTGTGCAGATTCAACTAAGTTTGTCACATTAACTGAAAGTGGTGCCCCATAACCTTCTGATGGTCCGTATTTATTAACTAGGAATTGAGTTTCTTTTAATAGTGTTCCGTTATTATCTGTAATTTTTTCTGGCTTTGGTGAGTCTACCACTGAGACTACTTGTGTATGACTTATAACAGCACTACCTGGAGGACCTCCATTATTTAAATAAGAACCATCTAAATTCTTATTTAATAGAGTGTCTCTAATTATCTTTGTTCCACTTACAGAGATATTAAAATCTCCTTGAGTGTAAGGATAATTTATTTGTGAATTTTTACCTATAGACATATATTAAAAACCTTTTACTATAAATAGATGATAGTATTATTTTTTATAACTTACCTATTATACTGGTGTCGTTGGTTGTAAGTTCTCTATACCTGCTGAGATATCCCTAAATAGAGGTGGTAGTACGGCTTTAACCTGTGCTGGTGTTAATTTTAACGTATTACCATCATAACTTATTACTAATTCAGAAAATTTATGGTATATTTCTACCATTTTAGGCCCACCAGGTGTAAACCCCCCTGCCGCTGATACACTACTTTGATTTAGTAAATCTCTACCTTCTGGTGTTGACTCTAAGTAATTAACAATTTCTGTTGGTAGGGCGTTTAATGGTCCTCCAGAGCCAGGTGCCGAAATAGGTGCGTCTGGACCAACTTTATCCCTACCATATCTTTCTTTTGAAGAGTTCCACGCGTCACCAATAGGTGTGGAACCAACAATTAAATCAAATGAGGTTGATGTTGCATCTGCTAGACCGTCTAAAACAGTTTGAAGGTCCATATTATACCCTGGTAGACCTCCTTCAAACATCTCACTACCTAAATTAGAAGACGCGATAGCTTCTGCCATTGCTTGTGCTGTGGTTCCCATTCTACCTGACGCTGCCATTTCAGTTAAAAATACTTGAATTTGTGCTACATTAGCTGCCATAGCTTCAGCGACGGTTAATTGTGCTTTATTAACCTCTTCCAAATTCATCTCATTCTTTTCTGACTGTGCTCTTAATTTATCAATCATTTCTGGATGTTCAGATAATGTGTTCGCCAAATCATCAAACTGAATATCTTCTGTACCTAATCTTACTAAAAACTCACCACTAGCGTCTATGTCGGACATAGATGCGATTAATTCTTTATCTGCGGTACTTAACTGGGGTATACCACCTAATTTACCTATAGCTTGGGTTCTTTTTGCAGCTTTTACAGCTGTATCCGCAAGATTAGTATAATCTGTACCTGTAGCGTCTGCTACTGCTTTTAACCTTAACCTTTCCGCTGGAGATATTCCAAATTCACCAGTCTCCTTATTAAATGTTACCGCAGCCTCTGCTGTTTTTGTAAGTGAGTCCATTAACCCCTCAACATCATTTTGAGCCATATACATTAACTGGAATGGGTCTAATAATTCACTAGCCGCACCACCAATCATTTGTAATTTAGATGCCATTTCAATTGCACCTTCTGGTGTGAATGCTTTATCCGCTGTCTGTAACACATTACTCATTTCAAAACCTAACACCTGTGCTTTAGCTACCATATCCGTTAAACCATCAACACCATTTTTAAAACCATAAGTGTTAATCTTAGAGATATTTGCTTGTACTGTAGGTAACATCTTGGATACTGTTGCCCCATATCTCCCAGCTGTTGCAACTGCTCTATTAGTCATATCGGTAGCCTCTTTTGACCCTATACCAATTTTATCAAACTCAGCCAACACAGCACCCATATCCATATTATATAATTTCTCCAGTTTTGTAGCTTGTACTAAAGCTTCTTCAGGTAATATAAATGCTCTACCAGTAGCCGTTGCTGTTGACTTTAAGGTTTTCATCGCATCGTTAGTTGTTAAAGCCCAACCGGTAAATTCGTCAGAAGCGTCAGTTATACCCATAATGATATCGGTCATCATTCCCTGGTCCATACCCATATCACTTATGATATCTTTACGGAATTGGTCTGTTAATGATAATATGTCTAAATAAGCTTCTTGTATTCTCCCGGTATACCCCGCTGCTGTTG